CGTTAATGAATTCTTGGGTTTTCTTGTCGCTGCCTTCACCCTTGAGACCGAAGAAGTTATTTCTGCCCGACACCAATTTTCCGTAATTTGATTCGAGTGCCCATTGGGCGGCTACAAGTTCCGGGAATTTCGCGCCAGCAACGCGGGCGGCTTCCAAGATTCCTTCCCAGCTGTTGGGAAATTGGGTTTGTTTGCCGGCAACGCTCCAGGTTTTGAACCAGCCTTGGTCGCGGCCCAAGATATGGGGGTTGGCCTTGTTGATGGCTTGTTCCAGCTCGGTAACGGCCGCCATCTGATGGGGCAGTCCCTTGTAGAAGCGGAACAGGTCGCTAAGACGGATCTTGTTGGTTGCCATCGGACCAAGGGGCGTGGATGCTCATGGCGCCGCCAAGAAGGCGGCTGTCGCCGGTTTGTAGCTGTTCATCAATCTCGTGGTGAACGATCACAGGAAGTGGATCGGTCGGTTGTGTTGCGTGCCAGTCCGCTTCAGCCTTGTCGAGCTTGCCGGGGAGCGTGGTCTCAAACCACCACTCCCGTGCGGCCTGCTCCCAAGTTTTGCCTAGAGCTTTTTTCCCTTGATGGCACGCAGAGCGTGGAATACCAGTTGGATGATGCTGTTGTCCTTCAATGGAGACAAGGCGATCAGCTCGGATGCTGCCGCTACAACGATCCAGAAGGCTGGATGATGGATGAAGTCCATGCGAAATAGGAACCCTGCAGGAAGTTTAGCTGTACTAGAGAAGAGTTCCGGCGCACGTAATAGTCTCTGCCGCTACATTCCAAGTAGCCACTGCTTGGTATGGACCATCGCATCGAGGATGGCGAATACTTAAACAAAAAAGAAGCAAAGGCACGATTTAGGCAATCAATTCTTAACCATTGGAATAATTCCTGCGCCTATTGCGGGGTAGATCTGGGGCGTTCTGCAACCCTCGATCATGTCCACCCAAAATTTCGTGGTGGACATACGCACCAGCAAAACTTGGTCGCTTGCTGCTTTGGGTGCAATATCTCGAAGTCGGCAGAGGATTGGCTGGAGTGGTACAGGGACCAGCCGTTTTGGGAGCCGCATCGGGAGGATGCGATTATCCGCTGGATTACTGAGGGGCTTGTTGCGTAGGGTCCCAGCCCATTCCTTCGAGGTACATCACCGCGATGTAGTGGTCCTCGGCGTAGCGGCAGATGCTTCCCTTGCAGGCGCGGTAATAGAGCTCGCCGCGTTCGTTTTCCAGTTGGTCCAGCGTGAAGCCGTTGCCGTAGTCAGTGGTGTGGACGACGCTCATTAAGACCTCGCTTCCAGTTTTGACACTCGTTGTTCGACAGTATTCAAGCGCGTAAAAGTTTCCTTTCGGTCTTCTTTGATGTCCGTGTGAAGTACTTCAAGTTGCGTGGCAATGTGTTCCACGGCACTGGTGAGTCGGATCACGGCGTCGCGTGCTTCATCACTACGCCGACTAAAGCCCATAGCACCCATGGCTGCCACGGAAATTGATGCGCCAGCGATGGCGGCTACAACTTCAATCATGGCGGCGACGGCTACCCAATCAGGTTAGCGTCAGTTGCCATCCTGCAACACGAGGTACTTCGCTGCCTCCAATGCTGCAACACGTGCTTCCAGTGCTGTGAGATCAGCAGTTGGCCCCGGTGGACCCTGCGGACCGGCAGTGGTAATGGTGACCACAGTGCCAGCACCTTCGCCAGTAACGGTGACGGTGTTTGTTACAGAGCTGACGTTTACGGAAGTCATGCGGTGTAGCCCTCCGAGACGTACATTATTCCTTCAAGGTAATACTCCTTGAGACCACTCGGATTGGTTAGCAGAACGTCGTAATACGCTTCATTGGGAAATAATGCGGTCTGCGTATCGGTCAGGCTGATTTTGACCGTACCAGTGGCGCGGTTTGTGTATTCAACCGCAAAATCGGCGTACTTTGTGGTGCGATCTTGGTTCCAAGCTTGTGCTTCTACCGTCCAGCCGGTCAGATTGATGGCAGTATCGGTGCTGTCCTTGAATTGCAGCGTCACATAGTAGTCCGCCCGGCGCTGCAGGCTGATGTTGTATGTGCCGGGTGAGATTGCCATGGCTTTAGGTTAGCGCCCCTGTCCACGTAGGGGTTTCTTGCCGCGACGGCGTGGGCGTGAGTGTTGCCCGAAGCCTTGGCGGCTGGTTTTGGGTGGACCAGCTTGGTGGTCGAGTCTGCCGGTGCCGGTCTTTGACTTAACTGCCATGGTTAAAAGGTGGTGTTACACAGCCAGTGATTGGAACGGCTGAGTAGGGGGCGTGAAGTTGCTGGTGTAACGGCCAACTCCTTTGGTGATGCGGAAGTCGTCGATGTAGCCGTTTAAATCAACATGATTCACAGAATATGGCTTTCCAATTTCTATAATTGTTGGGACGATAGACAAACTTGAATTAACGTTTACAATGTTTGGTGTAATTAAGGAGCCATTTTGAAAAAGTCTAATTACTCCACCAGCTCGACTTATGGCAATGTGTTCCCAGTCTGTTGTAAATGTTGTATTTCCAGCCACGTTAATTACATATGAAGGATCATATGAAAAAAGCTGGATCACACCGTTTGATGCCCTTGCGCCGCTATCACCATTAACATTGCTACCAAATTTAAATTGAGCATAACTGGTATTTGTCGTGGCCAGTTTTTGCCACCACTCTATAGTAAAGTCATTGGTTCCTACGTTAAATATAGAAGTATCAGGGGCTGATAAGTAATCTCCCGTCCCATCAAACTTCAGTGAACTGCCGTTGAACTTACTTTCAGTAGTACTGATCTGGGCATTACCCACAGCAGTCACGGTCTTCGGGTTAACGCTGCTATCAATAATCTGTGTACTGCCATTCGCACCATCACCGTGCAACAGCAACGACACCGCGCCGTAATGCGGGTCAGCGGGTTGGGATGTGTTGGTTACTTTCCAAGTCATGGTGTTGGTCCCACGAGTTTGTATGGATGGTCGTTGGGGAGGTTGGCAGTGAGTCCCCACTTGTGGGCTAGGTAGCCTTCAATGCGTTGACGGGTGTCGGTTGATGCTTGCGAGTTCAAGATTACTAATTCTGCAATATCGCCGGGGTGGTACTGAATAAGAATGCCTGAGCTCCCTTGCGCTACCCCAACTCGATAACCGGCGCCTCCGTCTTCATTGTTAGGGATGCCAGTAGTCGCGTAACTTGTGCCGTTATTCCAGTAAAAAACAGCTCTATCAGTTGTTTGTTGTGTCCAAGATGAAATGGTAAAGCTTTGCCATGTTGTGCTAAAATTGCCAGTAATAGTTACGTTGTTGACAACACTGTCTCCTCCAACAAACGAAGTGCTAGCCGCAAAAAGCTGTCTAGCTAAAAACTTATTATCGTTTTCCTGTCGATTCATGTAAACAGTTCCACCAACAGCGTTACTGTTTCGGGTTACAGAAATAATAGTTTTGGCGTTGCTTGTGCATGGCGTAGCCGCTCCCGAAAGCCAGTCATCGCTTCCATCAAAAAGGAGAGTATCTCTACCGTTTTGGATGCCTGTTTTGCGTATTGGTCTGCTGCCGCTTGAAGACTGCGTTGCATGATTTCCGTTTCCGCTTTTGTCTTGCCACCTTGCAACAGCGCCGTCAGCAGCAACCAGTGAACCACCGCTAGTCGCGTCAAACATCGTGCTCGCATCCGCTGCATCCAGCCACAGCGCCGTCTGAATCATGCTGGGATTCCAGAGGGTCTCATTCCAAGTTAACTCTTTTGCCAGCGTCACCTTCCCAGGAATAGAAATCGGGCTCATGGTATTGCAGCTCCTATATCTGTCATAAGGGTGGAAACACGGCTGTCAAGTAGGGCGAGGTCTAGGGATTCGCCGATGGAGTAGAAGGAGAGGCGGTGAGAACTATAGAAAGGCGATCCAAAGTCCCCTCTAAATAGCCAGTAAGTATCGCTAGGCGGTGTTTCACTCGTCGCGCTAGTTGAACCAATCGACAAACCATGTCGCCAATTAAATGATCCAACGGCTGTTCTATTTACAGCATTGATACCAGTCACCGCCGTAATACCGTTGGGTGTGGCGTTTCTATTTCTAGATCCACCCAACCCAACACCCGTAGAGCCAGTGACCGCCCAAGTACTATGTGCCATTAGTGGATTAGAATTGCCGATAGTGGAAGCCCAAACAGCTACATGGCAGTTATTTTGCGGGTCTGCGTTTAGTGCTCTATTACTATCCAAATACTTCGTGCTTCCGTCGCCCGCCAGACCCGTCTCACGGTTGTAGTCACCAGATACAAAATTGTAGTTCGTCGGCTTACCACCCTTCAACGGATACAGCGCTCCAGTCAGTCCATCCCATGCTGCCATGATGCAACACGCTTTGATGGCATCCCACGTTCCATCAGTTTTACAGCCTTTAACGAAGGTGTTGATGGCAATAGCTAGGTCAGCGGCTTGCGTCATGACAGCGTAGCTCCAGCGCGATACGCACCACCGATGTAGCTGGCAGCATCAAGATCCATCGTAGCGAGCTCGGGCAAACCAGCAGTAAACGAATAGGTGATCAAGTTCATCAACCGTGTTGTGCGGTTATCAAGCTTTTCAAGGTCGATAGATTCGCCGATGGAGTAGAAGGAGAGGCGAGCGTCTGTTGGCACGTTACCAGCAGTGCCGCTTCGTTGGAATACATGAATATTTATTGAGAATGGAGTTTGGGAAGCAGTGGTGTCAGCGCCTGTAAAGCTAGATGAATGCCGCCAGTTAATTGCGTTACTAGCAGTTCTTGACGCTCCAGCGAGTCCAATCCCTATGCCATTTGCGCTGTTAGCAAGGGCTGCACTGTGAATACGGAAGCTTGACGAAGGCGTTATTAAATGAATGATTTGAGAGGAGCCGGTTTCTGCTTCAATAGTTTCCCTCGCGCCCATTAAGGCACACGTGTTGGTCGGAGCGGCTGCAACATAAATAGCGATATGCTTACTGTTTTGCGGATCAGCGTTGTTATTCCGATTGCTATTCAGGTACTTTGTACTCCCATCCCCCACTAACCCTGTTTCACGGTTATAGTCACCCGAGACAAAATTGTTATTGGTAGGTGCTGTCCCCTTTAACGGAACCAGCGCACCACTTAACGTCCTAGCGCCAGCAAGGATACAGGACGCCTTGATAGCGTCCCAAATCCCGTCAAGCTTGCAGCCAACCACAAAGTCATTGATTGCAAGCGCAACATCACCTTCTAACGCTTGACCGTCTGCTGCTTCTACTGCAGCAAGGTACGTCTGGGCATCAGGATCGGTGACGCCGTTGAAGCCTGGCGCCCATACCAGCGTCATCCCAGCTCCTCCTCAGGCGCGGGAATCACTTCCTCGACTTCCGGTTCCGGCTCAGGATCCACATAGTCAAACGGCTTACCGTCAGCGCGGAACTGTGGATTGACCGGACCAACAAAATACGGACCAACTTTGTACAACTCAGCACGTTGCCTTACGGTCTCGATCACGCTGGCAGCAAAATACTCCTCAGCAGTTGCAGCAGGTGTGCTGCCTTCCACCAAGCTGAACTCAGCAGCAAGAGCAGGAAGCAGTTCGTCAGGAATGGAAATCGTGAAGTCCATGGTGGAGTCCTCAGGCTTTGATGACGGCGAAGCCGATCACGATGGCTTCACTTAAGGAACCGCCCGTGATATTACGGACGTTGATGCTGGCGGAACCAGCAGCGGCTTGTGCGTTCAGCAGGTATGAACCAGCCGTGCCACCAGAGACGTGGTTGAGGACCAGCAAATCGGTTGCCGCGATACTGCTGTTGGTCAGCGTAAACGAGACTGTGGTGTTTGCCGCCAATGCTGCCGCATTCATCGTGATTGCACCACTCGGGGCGTTCAATGTGACGCCGGTGCTCTTGTTGGTGGCTTGAGTGACGGTGCCACGTCCAGAGATGTAACCGAAGGTGCCGGTTGTGGTGCTGTAGCCGAGATTGCCGCCACCGCTAACGCCAGCATTGTTGAACTGGACAGCGCCGTTGATGCCCTGCACCAAAGCAACCACACCAGTGGCATCGGGGAAGCTGACGAAACGATCAGCCGTTGCCGTGATGCTTTGGATCGTGGTGGTGTATGTGCCGCCGTCGTCAAGGCTGATATCACCTGGAACATCAAGCTCAGTGTTGGCTGAATCCCAAATGAAGTCAGTGACGGCACCAAGTGCGCCTGCGCCATCGTTGATCTGGATAGAACCCGCAACACCAGCAGGAGTAGCGCCACCGCCACCCCCCGTAGCCCAGCTAAGAGTGCCAGCGCCATCAGTGCTTAGTACCTGTCCGCTTGTGCCGTCAGCGGCAGGCAGTGTCCAAGTGACATTGCTGCTGATCGTTGCAGGCGCCTGAAATGCGACCCAGTTGCTGCTGTCGCTATCAGCAAAACGCAGATCAGATTGAGCGTTCAGCGTTACGTCTGCGCCAAACGTCTGGGCAGCAGTAAAGGTCTGAACTACATCAGTCTTGGCGGTATCAGCGTCATAAGCTTGAACGTCGGTGCCAATGACCAGACCAAGCGTTGTGCGCTGAGCAGCGGCATCGGCATCATCAAGCAGTGCTTTACCGGCGGTTGTGATGTCACCACCAAGCTTTGCGGTGCCGATAACTCCGTTGTCGATCGTCCACGTCGCGCCACTGCTGCTAACAGTGATGTCACCCTTATCGCCATCGGTGACGCCGGGGTTGGTAGTCCAGCTCAGCGTGCCAGAACCATCAGTGCTAAGGAATTGACCGCTAGTGCCATCAGCACCAGGCAACGTCCACGTGACGTTAGTTGAAACGCTGCTAGGGGCAGCAAAGGCTAGATAATTGCTTGCGTCTGCGTCGTAATACTTTTGTACGTTTTCAAACGTAATCTTTTTTGTCGTGTCGTTCGCAACATCAACGATCACCAACACATCGCTATCAAGCGGCGCTGCATAGGCTGTGAGATCGGTGATTTTTGTGGTGGCCATTGTGGGGGCTCCTACAGGGACAATCTAGCTGGCGCTTACGTTTTGATGCAAGCAAGCAAGGCGACGTTCCTTGGGCGGGTTTCGCTGCCGCCTGCTGATTGAACGGTGATGCCTGTGGTAGCCGAGCTAACACTTACTGAGTGAGTGTGATCGCCGACTGAGCTGGTTGTTATGGGATATTCAGTGCTAGTGCTATTGGTTTTAATCTGCGTGATATAGCCAGTGCCGAAATCGCTAAATTCACCATTAAACGTATGGTTGTGACCACCAGCCCCGCCAGTGCTACCGCTGTGCGAGTGACCAGGATCACTTACGACGTGATTGTGGCTAGCGAATGCAGCGGCTTGATTTGATGCAAATGCACGACCACTGTCCACACCACGTCCGTCATCCCAACCGCGAACAAATTCACCACGCAGATCAGGCAGGTTAAACGTGGTGCTACCGTCACCAGCTCCGTAGAACGTGCCGATTGCACTAAACAGTGTGGCGTAGGTGGTGCGGCTGACAGCAGCGCCATTTGCTTTGAGGTAGCCCGTTGGTGCTGTGCTGCGTGCCGTCCAAATCACCGTGCCAGCAGGCGTGGCATCACCGCCCGGTGCAGCGGCAATAGCGTCATCCACATACTTTTTCGTCGCCGCCATGTTGTTGGTGGTCGGCGCACCTACCAGCGTCAGATCACCAGTCAAGGTGCCGCCACTTAGCGCCAGATATGTGCTTGCCGCAGTGGCGATCTGTAGATAACGAGCGTCACCAGCAGCTTGCGTAATGCCGTTGGGGTCAACGCGCACCCAGTTGCTGCCATCCCACATCTTGAGTTGATCGGGCGTCAGGCTGGTGTCTTGCCATAACTGTCCCAAAGCTGGGCTAGTCGGTGCCGTAGCACTAGGGTTGGTGATAATCGACGCGTCAGGCTGGAAGCTGACGATGGTGAACGTCACGCCATTCCAGACCTTGACGATTGGCGGATTGGTGGTGGTATCGACCCAGATCTGACCGTTGTATGGCGACGTTGGCGCAACGGATCCGACCGTCAAACCAAGTTGCGTCAGTACACGCCCAAGGTTTTGCGCTGTAATCTTGCGGGTTTCAGTGCCGCTGATACTGCTGAACGGCACAATATCGGCACTGGCAATCGTCGTCGCCGCTGGCAGTTGTGAGATCCTGAGGTTCGCCATCAGTAACCAGTTACAACAAGGTCGACGGTGCCAGCCACCGCAGTGCCAGAAGCATCCCTACAGACTACTGTAATTGCGCTTGTGGTCTTGGCTAGCACAACAGCCGTAACCGCTGACGTGTTCTGCAATGTCACCTGCACGCTGCTGATGGCGCGGAAGGTTTTGGTCAGGTTGATGACGGTGCCCGTGGCACTGCTGCTGATTGCTGCGTCGTTGATGCTTTCGATCACGTCAGGGTAATCAAGCTGAGCGGTCAAGCCAGTGATGACGCCCTTGGTGGTGCCATCGGGACTCTTGAACAGCGTCTGCACGCGGTACACATCATTAAGCAACCTTTCGTATGGCGCATAAGGATGCAGAATGCCTCCTTCAGACAACTCGCCAGGGCTGTAATAACGCTGTTCACCAAAGATCTGATCGTCATCTTCCTGCAACAGTTGCCCGTCATCCTCCTGCGTCAAAATCACGTCCTCGCCAGTCAGCGCCGTAAGGCTGTGCTGATAAGTGGCATTGGTTGTGGTTGCTAGCAGCAATGCGCTTTCAAGATTGTTGTTGTCGAAGTTCCAAGTGAAATAGCTGTCTTGAGCAGCGTCGATTTGCTCCAGCTCATTGCTGCCATTGACCACGCAGTTGACGTAATCGCCATCCCATGTGCCGCTGGTGCTGGCGTCGATGCTTTGTACTGCGTTGCTAATTGGTACTGCGCCAATGTTGACCAACACATAGGCAGGCACATCCGTGCGCCATTGCGTTACATCAACCGCCTTCACCATCACCACCCATTCGTCAGTATCGAACAGGCTTGTCTCAAACCACTGCTGTTGGGCGGGTAAACCACCGGATGCCAGCTCGATGCCGACATCCCAAGTAGCCGCTGGGTCACTATCAACAAGGGTGCCACGCTTGTAGCGAATCTCGTAACCAACGATGTCAGAGACAACGCCCTGATCCCAACTGCCGTATTCGCTTAGCGGTAGCTGCCAACTGAAACGTTTGCCGCTGCGGTCGCTGTTCTCTACAACGCTGAAATTAGAAGGCGTTGGTGGGACAATTTCTTCACGCGCAATGTCGTGATAGATGTAGTCAGTTGATGTTTCACCAAAAATTGCTGACGTAAACGATGCACGGATGCGCCAGTCACCAGGGGCGTGGAACGCAATCGTCTTGTAACCAGTCAGCGGGATGTCGGCATAGAAGTAATAGCCATCAGGCTGAGGCTGTTTCACACCAGGGATGGCCGTTGGCACATCAACTGGGAACAGCTCGATGCGATAGCCGGTAATGCGCTCAGGAATCGGGCAGGTGCCAGCATCTACGATCGCAAGCTGCGTGCCATCAGGCTGGTTGGCGTGACGCACCACGGCGTTGTAAGCCGGATCACTCAGATCGGGGATGGGCTCAAATGCTGCAACATTGACAGTGACAAAATCGCTCTGCCGTCCCAGCCGGTCGGTTGTTGATACGCGGAACTGATAGGCGTTGCCGAATAGATGCTCCGGCAGGCTGATTGAAGCGTTGGTTGTGGTAACGGTGAAGATTTCGCTCCACTGCGTTGCGTTGTCTTCACGCCACTGGTAACGGTAGTTGCGTACCGATAAATCATCTGCATTGTTGACCTGCGGCGCATTCCACGTTGCTGAAATCTGGGTACGGTTGTTATTAAAGATCAGACGAGCAGATAAATTCGTAACAGGCTGCGGCGCCGAGAACGTAAAACGATCCTTCGGAATAGCAACCGGCAGATCATTATCGACGTAGCCATATTTACTGTCGTTGTATTGAACAGCCTCAACTTGAAACACCAGCGGATCCACTTCCGCAATGGCAATAATTTTGTACAGCGCAGCCTGCAGGTTGTTCCATTCAAGAACCCACAACGCCTTGACTTGACTGTTGACCAAGCCATCAAGAACAACTGATGTGTTACCGAGCCTGTCAATAGGTGCCAGACCACCGATAAAGTTGCCGTCTTGTGTGATCAGCGAAAATAAGTCTTGGGTAACAAGGCTGACTTCCTCTGGATCCGTCAGCACATTGCTGGCTGACACAACGTTGTAAGTCGCCAGCTTTGGCGTGGTCGTTGTGGACCCATCCGGATTGGTGACCGTTTCGCCGTCTGGAATCACCAGCGTCAGCGTGTAGCTGATATTGGGGTCAAGGTTCAGAACAGCATCGAGAACGACATTGTTACCATCAATCGAAACGATGCGACCGCCAAGCCGCTGCCCTTGCTTCAGTGGATCAGCAATCTGGATGACTTCACCAACACTGGCGGCTAAACCTTCGGCACCGATGCGGAAGCTGACCTTTTCCGTTTCGTAGCGGTTACTGAACAGCGTGTGTTTTGCTGCACGTAATGCCTGCCCGCGTGAAGTAACACCAACGAGGCGCAGATCAATCGGGTTGTAACCGAAACGCTCTAGCAGTTGGTCATCCTGTAGGTATTCAGTGACGCTGGAATAGACCTGATTGGGATCATCCCAGTTTGCAAGCACGACAGATTTGCGTGCAGTCTTAGCGGTGCCCGTGTAATTAAAACATGGTGCAGTGACGTTGCCGTTGTCGTCTACCTCTTGGATAACATTGGCTTCGCTGAACTGCTGAACAGGAAGCTGCTGGCGATCCTGCGTTAGGTACAGCTTGCCTTGGCTGTAATAAACCAAACCGCGGAAACAAGAGGCCAGCGCATTGAGTACTTCATACACACCTCCCGGATTCTGTAGGTAAACGTTGCAGGTAAAACGAGGCTCAAATCCACCGTTTCCATCCGGCACTAACTCATCGCAATACTGGCTGACGGTGTACAGATACCAAGGGTCAATAGCAACCGTCGGCATGTACCGCGCACAACCAAAGCGCGGATTTAGAACAATGTCGCGGAAAATCCACGCAGGGTTATCGGTCCATGCTGTTGTAAACGTCCCATCCCAAATGCCGGTATAAGCGCGGGTGACTGGGTTGTAATTGGTTGGGATTTGAACGCGTTTGCCGCGAACACGAACGGAAAGATCTGGGATGCTATTGAATTGCCGTGCGTCAACCTTTAGACCGACAACGGCGGTATTGGGATAGGCGAATTTTTCGTCAACAATCTCGGTGTAACTCTGCCAACTGATCGCGTTTTGCAGATAGACGGTACTGCTATCTGGTGTCAGTCTGGTGACACGGATGCTCCATGGTCCGGTACCAGGCAGGTCAAACTCATACGCTCGCTGAAATTGACTGTTTGATTTACCGCTAACCGTTGGTTCCGCAACGGTTGTATAGGGTCCACCGTTGGCTGAAACTGAAATCCTGTAACTGACACTGGTGCTGCTGATGTCGCCGTTATCGACGTTCTGTGATTGCAGCGCAGGATGACTGATGATGACGCGACACCGCTCGGTATCTAGATCCGTGATGCTGCGGGTGATTGGACCAACGGCAGTCGTAACAGCAGTATTGACGCCAACGGTGTTCTCGGTTGCGCTGAACCCCAGCATCGGGGTTTGCGTTTCATCCGTTCCAGTGCGGCTGTCGATTGTGTAGCCGGTGAAGTTAAAACTGCCGTCAGGATTTTGGATTGGTGTGGAATCTAGAAAGATGTCCTTTTCTGCGCTATTAGGGAACCCTTCGATTTCACCTTCGCTGATTGCATAAACCGTTTTGGCAAATGCAACCGAAAACAGATTGTTTGCTTCCTCAACAGATTGCCGCGTTGGTGCGACGACAGAGATGTTCTGAACGACCGTTTGCTGAGGTGCTGAACGACCGCCGCCAGCACCACTAATCTCAGGCAGATTGTTGAGGTCGTCCATCAGAGGAAGTTCTGCAATTCAAGACCGAACGACAGCACCGGCAACGTACCGATGATGCGCTCACCGTAAAGCACCGGAACCACTTCGCCTTGCAGGGAGTTAGCGTTTGATTTATCGAATGTGAACGATTTCAGTTGTTCTTCACGGCTGCGTCCTGAAGTTGGTCCGCCGCCGACACTGCCACCGACGTTGGGCATCTTTGGGGTTGGTGTCAGCAGTTGGGCTACGCCGCCGAAGATCAGGGAAATGCTGACGCCCGTGATCAAAGACACGGCAGTTGGACCCAGCCACGCTGCGGCACCAGGAATCAGAAAGGTAGCAGCAAGCAAAGCCACGCCTGCAACGATCCGCCCAACCGCACCACGACCAGCAGGAATAGGCGCCAGCACCATCCGCTTACTCATTGGCCATAGAAGCTGATCTTCCTCAAGACCCATTGCGTGATCAGTCACCACGCGCCAGTTGATGCCCTTCTCGCCGCTCTCCAGCAGATACTGACGCAGTTCTGGGATCTGTACGCACAATGCACGCAATGCCTCCGCTGGTGTCTTCACCGCAAGCTGGAACCGCCGCCCAAACTTCCTGCCAACTTCACCGAGCAGCCTGATCGTCACCATCAGCTTGCCCTCCGCACAACCATGTAGGCATTCTCGCGGAAGTAATCGCTGTATGCCGTAAGACCAGACAAGCGACCAACCAAGTGCTGATACAGCATATTCGCGGCTGGGTCTTCCATTACTGCGACGTGGTTGCAGCAATCCTGATTGCGGATGCGGAACAGGATCACATCACCGCGTTCAAGTGAAACGGTGGTTGGGATGCGGGTGAAGCCTTCAGCAGCAAAATTGTCCTCGAAGTAGGTAAAGCCGCGGGTCTGCCATTCGCCTTCGTATTGCCTTGGGTAATCGCCCATGCTCACGCCCATCTGCTGCTGATACCAATCGCGCACAGCCGAGTAGCAGTCATAGACGCCATAGTTCCATGGGCGCCCGATCAAACCAGCAGACTGCTGCGGATCAAGCCAAAACGCCTCACTGCCGCCGCAGTCCCACACGGCATAGGGCAGGTTGAGTGCTTTGCAGGCTTGAATATCAGCAAGGCTGAACCCGCTGTAGTTTGCGTGGCTGTGCCAGCAGGCTTCTGCATCCTCAAAGTAATCAGCCGTGTCTTGAGCGCTGATCGTGAACTGATCTGGCACCGTGCTGGTGTTTTCGCATTCCACGACCGTGCCATCCACAAGAATGAACCCGCATGTTTCGCGTGGATATGTGCGTTCTGCATAGGTCCGCATTGCGAGGCGTTGCTCGGCGGTAAGCGGATTTGACCACGTAGAAAGTGCCATCAGCCTTGCGAATCCACCAAGCCAGGAAAGCCACCAAACGGTAGGCGCGATCCAGAGCCAAAACGCAACCTGCAGCTACTCAGTCGTTTGCCGCAGACATCTTCAGCCAGCGTAGGCATGGGCACATCGTTGGCGTCCCAGTAGGAGCTGCCGGTGTAGTGGCAGCCGATGTTGCTGCGGTACACCCATTGGCATTGCTCACGCAACAGGCGACGCCCCGGCAAGCTGCGACCTTCCAGATCAAACGGCACCGTCAACTGGAACGTAACCGTCAGCTTGTTTTCATTGGTCTTCTGCTCAACGATCCACTCATCCGGTCCCCAGTAAGCGTCAGGATCAGCGCCAGGTTCACCATCGAGATAGGTGGTCAGCGTGCGGATGCGCTGCACCGTGGCACCAACTAGATCCTCATAGGTGTTGGTCAAGCCGGTGATAGCAAGACCGACGTTGGCGAAGGTGATACTGGGGCGTTCCAGTTGGCCGCTGGTGTTCAGCTCAAAGCCGTTTGCCTGCAGCGGCAGTGCGGTGTAGGTGTTGCCGTCGTAAACAACATCGCTGCCGTTTGTTTGCGTCCAGTTGCAGAAACGATAAATCGCTTGATCGGTAGAGCCAGCAGGCAGCAGAACGGTGATGTCGAGCGTAAAGAGATCGACGACTTCTGGTAGCCGGTCTTTGATCGTTTCGGAAATAGGCGGTAGCTGTGTCATACGTAGATTCGCTGCAGATCAAAGGTAATTTGATACAGATCTGGCGCAATAAAGTTCAGCTCCCAGCCTTCACGAATTAAGTATTTCTTGGGGCTTTCGGTAATTGTTACTTTGACTGGCTTGCTGTTGGGTATTGTCACGCTGGTCAAAACACCACTGGCAAGGTTTGCGGTGTAGTCCGTTGGGCGGGTATAACCCTCAAGATCCAGTGCGGACAGGTTTGTGTATCCGAGTGTGGTAGTGCCACCAACAAACTGCACTTGGAATGATTTTGTGCTGTCCGGCGGAGACCACTCAATCGCGGTGTCGGCGTAACGCTTGAGGTTGGCTTCAATCGAAAATGCCTCGAAGCCGCTCATCACAGGCGTGATGCAGTTCCAAGTTTCCTGCTCAGCGTTAAGACCATCGCCAAGGATCTGGCTGTAGCCATCGC